TTCGAGGGCAACAACCGTATCTGATATTTGAGCAATGCTGTGAGATCCTCTAAGTGAGGACAAGTTAATTCTTCCACCCTCTTCGTGCGTAGCCCTATCATTTCCGCTTCTCCTTAAGTGTGATACTAGAAATAAAGATATACCTGTTCGTTCTACTAATGAACGTAACTTTGTCATTGTGGTATCTATCATGCGTCGTTCATCCCCATCCAATCCACTCAATAATATACTGAGGTGATCTAGGAATATAACACGACACTCCAATCCACTGGCAAGGTATTCGATCCTGTTGTAAATAACATTCGGGTCAAAACTCCCAAAGCCATCAAACAAATAGACATTCCAATTAGCAATACTTCGTTCAAAGGCGGAGGTGAGTTCTCGTTCATCATGTTCTCCTATTAATAAATTTTTTCCAACTGCTGTGGACATCAATCCAAGAGCTGTTCTTCTATTTGATGCTTCAAGCTCCAAGATACCAACTGATTCCCCTTTTTGGAGTAAGTCAGTTGCGATATGACGCATGATGCTTGTTTTCCCTGAGCCAGAGCCAGCAGTAAATGTGACAAGTTCTCCGTACCTGATCCCTCGTAACTTCGTGTTAAGTCCTTTGAATGGATATTCATGGTCATATGGTGCTTGTGGTGTAGTGACAACTTCTAATAATGATCTTCCTTCAATAATTCCATCTGGTCTATACGGTTTTGCATCCCATATAGCTTTTCTAATTGCCTCTGAGTCGTCAGCTTGTAACGCTTCTGATGGGTCTTTATATGCCTCCATACGTGCGATTTTAACCTTGCCTGGAGGTAAGACTTGTGCAGTTTCTTCGGCTGCTTTTCTTCCTGGTTCATCGCTATCAAAAAATAGTATTATCTCATCATAACCTTGAAATAAAGGTATTTGTTTTTGTACGTCCTTCTTTGCGCTAGCTGCTCCATGAGGTAAGCTGACCATTGGCCAACCACTCATAGCTTCATAACAACTGGCAGCATCGAGTTCGCCTTCAGTAACAACAATCCGTTTACCAGTAGTAGGAAACAAATGCTGACCAAATAGAGTGTCAGTGGAAACTCCTTCATATGTAAATTCCTTACGTTTATTCTTTACTTTGATTCCAGCAAGTACTCCATCGCTTGTAAAATATGGAAAGAGTAAAGTAGCTCCGTCTCTGTAAATCCTGAACTTTTTGCAAGTTCTTTCAGAAATTCTTCGTCTGTGCAGAGCTTCTGCTTCTCCTCTAAGCTTAACATTTGTCATCGTCCTTGGTGATTGTGAATTGAGATTTATACCCTCTGCGGGTGTGTAAGTTCTACATGAAAAGCAGAAATAAGAGCCATCTGAGTATAAAGAATTAGCATCAGATGACCCACAATTATCACAACTCTCATGTCTTACGAACTCTGCTTCGTTCATATTAACCATTCGAGTGGAATTTCATGGTATGCAGTCCACGGTATTTCGTGCTTGTCACACCATTTAGCATAGGTTGTTTTAGAACTTTTAGATATCTTATTATACGGTGATTGAAACACCATCCTTAAATCTATTCCTGGATTATCTCGTTTAACTGCGAGTACCTTTCTTCTATCTTCTGGAGACCAGTATCCTTTTGTTTCCAAGTAGACGTAGTTAGGAAGAATAAAATCGGGAGTGTAATAATGCTGGATAGTATAAGAGAGTTTTTCACTTTCGTATTGATAAGATACACCAAGTCCTTGAAGGAGAGATGCTACACTCTCCTCAAGTTTAGATCGGAACTTATATTCCTTTTTGTTTTTTAATTTTTCTAAGGCTTTCTCAGCCCATTCTCTTGATTCTTTAGAAATCTTCGTCATCTGTTTCTACTGCTGGTGGTGCGTCAGTAGTTTTAAATCCTTCGGACTTACCAAATAGATCAGCAACTTGATCAGTAGATAAGTTGTCATCACCTTTAACACCTGCTTCAGCGTTTAGCTTGACAACTTGAACACCAACCAACTTAAGAGAACTGCCGTAGGTAATCCCATCCCGTAGAATGTAAGGCTTTTGAAAGAAGCCCAGTTTAACAGTAGATCCTCCATATAAAGGCGTTTTAGTATCTGTTAGTGGTGTACCCTCCGTGTCTACAACAGGAGGTCTTTTATCTTCACCCCAAGAGAACTTAAGTTTATACTTACCCTCTGCAACTTCCTCCCATGGAGTAGGTTTTAGAGTAGCTCTCTTAGGATTCTTGAGCTTAGATTCTGCCCATTTAAGGACATCTTTCCTCTCAGTTTCTAGCTTGTTGATTAATTTATTATCAACCACAGCCGATAGAGAATAACCAAACTTACCTGGTTCAAGTATAGCCTGGAATCCTTCTAATTTTATCTCGTCAGTAACGTGTACGTCTTTAGGCATTTGTCTCATTTACCTCCTCATCTTTAGCAGGAGCTAATTCTTTTGCCAATGATTGACGGTACTCTCTTAGTTCAGAAAGTTTATCATCTACAGCCTTAAGCCTTCTCATCTTAGCTTCTCTTTCAGCAGCTTGTAATCTCTCTTCAGAGACAACAACAATAGTAGGTGGTGCAAAAAAGCTATCAAAAATTGAATACATTTAACAGAAAAAATAAGTTGAATCAATAACCGATTCAGGTTTTAAGTCACCTATAATCGGTGGTTTACTCTCTGCCCCTATTTGTGAGGCAAAGTCAGTAAGGTAATCACGCTCTGCAAATAAATGCATGTACGTTTCCCTTATTATAGCAGATAACTCATCCATATCAGTAGCTCTTGTTAACACACTGTCATGAATTAATGCTATCGGCTTCTCAAATCGTTGCACACTAAGGTGCAGTAATGATGCATCTAGAGAATGTATTAGGTTAGGAGCAGTAGCAGCTTTGTGTCTAGATAAATCAACTGTATCTCCGTCACTAGCTATCTTTAATCTACACTCACCTAATAATTGTAACCGTATGTCTTTCTTTTCTTTAAGCATTATACGTTGGTTAACTACAAATCCAGATGGTGTTACCCACTGTAATTCTATAGAACCACGTTTAATAGCTTTAGCTACTTCATCCTCAATCCACTTCATCACAGACATTGGACCAGGAACTATAGTATTCATAGCATCCCTCACCGCTGCGACCGTGATTGTGAGATCATCTTTATCAATCTCTACACCCTTCTCTTTTAATGCATCCTTAATATAGGATCTATTAGAAAAAGGTTTAGCATTGTATGGGATAGTCATGACGGTCCTTTTGACACACTTCCTATCCCACACAGCATGTAGCGAAATTGGTATGTCAGGTTTAGCACGTTCAGCTACAACCTTATATGCGTCTTGTGGACGTTCAGAAGGCAACACATTGACGAGTTGTGCTGTCTTGCGGTCTCTCGCAAGTCCTGCGAGGATCTGAAGCCCACTACATGTAGCGTCTGTGGCCACACATAGGCGAGTTGTGTTTCTGGTACGTTTAGTTACTACCGCATAGTACTCCTCACAACTAGCTAAGAATTGCCACGGCTCGTCCGCTGCTTCCCAGTCACCAAGATTATCTATTGGATCCTTGGCTACTCTGGTAATCAACGGAATGTTATTAGATACCCAATCCAAACGTTCAGACATCGTAGCTTTATCTAAACCGTAGGTGGTTGCGACCTGGAATGCGAGCCATCTTTCACCAGATTCGGTGATGTAGGCTGGATCAGCGAAGTTAATAAGCGATTTTCCAAAGTCTGTATCTTGGACTGTAAGAAATGCAGGAATTGCGTAAGCCCTTCCCCTATAATCAAAACTCCAAGGTAGATAAAACCTTTCACGATTCTTAAAACGTTGAACTGCTTCCATTGTCATCCTTGTGCGGCAGGATCTCTTGAACTCTGCTGCTCTCTTATTATTTACCTCTGCCGCCTTCCTTCTATAAGCCTTACGAGACTCTTTATTCTCTGCTATATCTGGTGGTTTGGGCGGTAACTCGTAATTAATAATCGGAAGAAATTTACCTACACTAACTCCTCTCTCTTGTAAGGTCTCAGCGACCTTGATTGTGAAAGGATTTAGACGGTATGCAACCTTCTGAATCTTATTTAAAAAAGCCAGTGGTGTTTCTCCCTGTATAAGGTGGCTATTGCCTCTACGAACTAAGTCATGACCATGCATTACTTCATTTAGCAGATAACCTCCAGCAGTATCATTAGTCCAATCTTTAGGTGGTATTAACATTGGCCAAGCTAAAGGGCTAAACAATTCAGCGTTAGCCATCACATCATCTTTGATGTCCATAAACTCAGGGGTAGGGACAACAAAAATGCTAGTCTTACGTCCTTGTCTTATAGTTTGTTTCATAAACCAACCACTCGATCCCATGATGCAATCTAATAACCAAGCACCTAATTTAATGCGTAAGGATGTATTCCATGTTGACCACTGTTTCACTTCATAACGATTCATTAATGTTCTTATTACAACGAGTTTCTGTTGCGTTCCTATTGCTCTATGCCAATAGTTCTTTTTTAATACATTCAGTAATCCAGGTGCATGAGTTTCATAATGTCTCATCTGACATTCACTTTCAATTGCATGTCCAATGGATTCTGTTACGTTAACTGCTAAGTTACATCCTTCCTTGTATCCGAATACCTTATCAAAGGTAATCTTACAAGTTATAACAGCAGCACTTTCAGCATCTAAATCTTTTAGATACTTATGTATCTCCTTGAATGCAACACCATTCTTTCTCTCATGTATACGAGAATTGGTTTCATTAATGCGTTTGATTAGAAGTGGTAGTAATGAATCAATGCTACTAATACCATAAATAGTAGCTGAAGCGTAGTTTTGATTTTCTAATTTAATAGTCTGATCGGTTAACCTTTTCTGTCCTTGGGTAATCGCTTCCCTCTCCAAGGTCATTTGTTCGTCTATCTGAGCTGTAGTCAGTGGCATAATCTCTTAGCTCATCATTAATTTGGTCAATAAGTAGAGCTCTTAGCTCCTTATAATTTGGGTGATCTTCTTTGCCTTCAAAACGTTTAGCAAGTACTTTAAGTGCTTCCTTTTCATACTTTAAAACGTCCTGAATAGATCGTTCAGTCATCTTCTTCTGTGTTACCGAATCTGTCGTCGATAAAGTCGCCATGTTCATAGATGGAATCCTCTTTAATTTTATCATGAGGGAACATATGTGCTAATTCATCATGTGTGCATACAGTGAATTCGCTCTTTCCCTCTTTCATAATCTTAGCACAACGCTTATTAGCATTGCCTATTTTTGAATAAACATACTCTTTAACCTTACCAGTTTTCATGTCTTGTTCACGGACAATGCATTCAATAGAACTAGGTAGTTCCCATCCTTCCATCTTCCAGTCCATGAACTCA